CCACTCCAAACGGTGTGGGAAACTGGTTTCACAAAACATATGCAGATGCAGATGAGAGCAGAAACGACTTTCAACCAACAATGCTTTCCTGGGATGTTCACCCCGATAGAGACAAAGCCTGGTTCGACAAGGAAACAAGAAATATGTCCCGCCGTGACATTGCACAGGAACTTGAGTGCTCGTTCTTGGCATCCGGTGAGTCTGTTATTCATCCCGATGATATTAGTGAACTTGAAACAGTTGCATGTGAACCTAAATACAAAACCTCTTTCGATAGAAACCTCTGGTTGTGGGAAGAATTCAAACCAGAAAATTCATACATTCTTGTTGCCGATGTCGCTCGTGGCGACGGCAAAGACTTCTCAGTATTCAATATCATCAAGTTAGAATCCATGGAGGTTGTCGCAGAGTATCAGGGGAAACCGTCTCTTGAACAATTCGCAGACCTTTTAAACAACACAGGTCGTGAGTTTGGCAACTGCATGGTCGTCGTCGAGAACAACAATGTCGGGTATAACATTCTGGAAAAATTAATAGCATATCAATATCCAAATTTATATTATTCGACCAAGGGTTCTCACGAATATGTCGATCCTCTCGTCGCAGAAAACAAGTCCTCGGCAATACCCGGCTTCACCACATCGATGAAAACTCGCCCCCTTATCATTGCTAAACTGGAAGAATATGTAAGAAACAAACTACTTAAAGTGTATTCTGTGCGTTTAATTAGCGAAATGCGAACATTCGTGTGGAATAACGGAAGACCCGAAGCAATGAGAGGGTACAACGATGATCTCATCATGTCTCTTGCGATTGCCTGCTGGGTCAGAGATACTGCGATACTTGCTAACAACAGGTCCGTAGAATATAGTAAGGCATGCTTGGATGCTATGATCGTGACGAATACGAAAATAAGTACTAAAATTCCTGGACAAATGGGTTATAATAATTCATTAGATATGGAAAAGGGACTTAAGAAGGAAAACACAGCGAAGCAGTATCAAGATTTTATGTGGCTCTACAAAGGATAACTTAAATGGCAGACAACAACAGAAACCCAAAGAATGCAACATCGGACTTGTTTACAAGACTAACAAGATTATTCTCAGGTCCAATCGTCAACAGACGAGTTCAGATGTACCGCCAACAAAGAAGGCGACAGCTCGACAAGTACAAATTTAAATCTGCAAGTGGTCAGAGCTTTAAGAAGGCAACCTACAATCCCTTCGAGGTCATGAACCACAACGCCATCTCGAATCAAAACCGTGCAGAGAGATACATGGACTTTGACCAGATGGAATACATGCCAGAGATTGCCTCGTCATTAGACATTTATGCAGACGAGATGACAACCAGTTCACAAATTCAAGAGATGCTCCGAATCGAGTGTCAGAACGATGAGATCAAAACAATCTTATCCTCCCTTTATAAAAATGTCTTAAATGTAGATTTCAACCTTTTTGGTTGGGCCCGTTCCATGTGCAAGTATGGTGACTTGTTTCTGTATTTGGACATCGACGAAGAAAAGGGAATTACAAACTGTATTGGTCTTCCTTCTCACGAGATTGAAAGACTCGAAGGCGAAGACCCCACCAATCCTAACTATGTTCAGTTCCAGTGGAACTCCGGTGGTATGACTTTTGAAAACTGGCAGATGGCACATTTCCGTGTTCTCGGAAACGACAAGTATGGTCCTTATGGAACTTCAGTGCTTGAGCCAGCTCGTCGCATTTGGCGACAACTCACTTTGCTTGAAGATGCAATGATGGCATATCGTATCGTTCGTTCACCTGAACGTCGTGTGTTTTACATTGATGTCGGTAACATTGCCCCACAGGATGTCGAGCAGTACATGCAACGAGTTATGACACAGATGAAGAGAAATCAAGTTGTTGACCAGCAGACTGGTCGTGTTGACTTGAGATATAATCCTTTATCTGTTGAAGAAGATTATTTTATGCCCGTTCGTGGCGACTCATCTTCCAAAATTGAAAACCTTCCAGGCGGAACATTCACAGGAGACATTGAAGATGTTCAGTATCTCCGAGATAAATTGTTCTCAGCATTGAAGGTGCCGCAGTCTTACCTCTCCAGAGGACAAGGCGGGGAAGAAGACAAAACAACACTTGCACAAAAAGACATTCGTTTTGCAAGAACCATTCAGAGACTTCAGAGAAGTTTGTTGTCGGAACTTGAGAAGATTGGTGTTGTACACCTTTACACTCTCGGCTTCCGCTCAGACGACTTGATTGGTTTCGCTCTTACCTTGAACAATCCATCCAAGATTGCAGAACTGCAAGAGCTTGAGCACTGGAGAACTAAGTTTGATGTTGCAGCAGCTGCCACTGAAGGTTTCTTCTCTCGTCGCTGGGTTGCAACCAAGATCTTTGGTCTTACTGATGACGAAGTGTTGCGCATGCAGAGAGAAATGTTCTTTGACCGCAAACTCGATGCCGAACTCGAAGCAGCAGGACAGCCACCAGAACAAGAGGGCGGCGGAGACGGCTTTGATGACTCTGATGACATCGACGACATGGGAGATGATCTTGATGATTTGGAAAACGATCTTGATGCCGCAGGAGACACTGATGCCGATGCAGATGATGAAACATTGCTCACTGTTCCTCCTGGCGAAGAAACGGCAATTGGTGAAACCGATACCGCTCGTGGCAAAACAAGAGGCACCAAGGTTATGACCAAAGGTGCAAAAGGAAAGGCATACACTGCCAAGGGTCCTAATGCGAACCGCCGCAGAGCAAGAACTCAAAACACTGCAGGCTCTTATTCTAAGGAAACCGCAAGCAGCACAACCCGCAACATCTTTAAAGGCAATAACGAGTTAAGTTCTCTCGTTAGAACTGGTCTTGTTAGCGGTGTGATGCAGGAGGGTGCATCCTTCCAGGAAGCAGAAGACAAGATCCTACAAGTTAATAACGAACTCAAACAATTCGCAGAAAGTCTACCTGCGATAAAAACAGACGGAGAAAAACAATAATGAAGGCCAAGCATAATAAGAAAAGAAATACCGCTTTTATCTTCGAAGCCCTCAGTCGTGAAATGACAAAAACAATTGTCTCTAAAGACGAGCAAAGAAGAAAAGCAATTGCTTCTATTATTAAGGAGCATTTTAAAAAGGGAACCCAACTTCGCAAAGAGTTGGACCTTTATCGTGCACTCGATGAGCATTCCGAGTCAGATGAGAAGATTGCATCTAAGCTCGTACAAGAGGCAAGAGAAGAATACGACACTATTGATAAAAAAGAATTATTTAATGAGCAGACTGCACTGATCAATTCAATCAACAAGCAGCTCTCAAAGTCTGTGTTTTCCAATTTTGTTTCAAACTACAAACACTTGGCAACCATCTCTCAGGTTTTTAATAGAGATGCCAGTGTCAAAGAGCGTGTGCTCTTGGAAGGAACACTTGTTGATTCCATGACTAAGCCTCGCGAAGAGATTGAAATGAAATCTGTTGACAATGTTGTATACAAGACATTTGTCAACTCTTTTAATGAGGAATATTCTGAGCACTTACCAGAAGAGCAGAAGGATCTGTTAAGCAGATACATTGCTTCTTTCAATGATAATGGTTTGGAATTAAAGAATTACTTAAACGAAGAAGTCGGGCGATTAAAAGAAAAAGTGGACAGTGCTCTGCTCACTGAAGAAATCGCCACAGACGAAGAAATGACTAAAGCAACCAAGGAGGTGATTTCGTTGCTTGAAAGTTTCGCTCAAAAACCAATTGATGAAGACATTATTCGCAAAGTGCTAAATGTTCAGAATTTTGTTAGGGAGGTAGAATCGTAATGGCTATTGAAATTGAAGTTGATACAACCCCCGAACAGGAAAAAGAAGATAGAACTTCGCAGAGTCTTCCTGTTGAGTTAAATGCTCGTCGCTCCTTGGATGGCAATATCATGATCTTTGATCACATCGATATTGACATTGTTTATATGCCAGGTAAAAAGAAGCTTGCAACATATGCAAAAGGAATGATGAGTGATTCCGTCTATGCGGCACAGAACAGAATGTTCGATTACCTTCAAAAGAAAGGTGTCGTACTTCCTGAATCTATCCGTGGCGGTAATGTCTACGGTTCTATGGAAGCTATGGTTCCAGAATCAGCTGGCAACCTCGACGAGACTAAGGTTGTCTTGTTGTCCCTTTCCAAGTTCCTAGACGAAGAGAAGCCGTACTTCATGTACGAGAAGAAATTAGAAGACGAAGAGACTGAAAGAGTCACCGACCCAGAAGATGAAGATTCAACTGAGTTCGGCGAAGTACCACATGCACAAAAGAAAGGCTCAATCGGGAGGTTGAGAGGTTACTGGAACGTTTGATGGATATTATCGTCTTTATTCTGTGTTGTTTTGGCTTAACACAGATACTTGTTTATGGTAAAATATTCGATAGAATTCGACCCAATACTGGCAAATTGGGGCAACTTTTTGGTTGCTCCATGTGCACTGGTTTTTGGGTTGGCTTCGTTCTTTGGGGCATAAACGGGTCCACAACACTATTTATGTTTGATAATAGCATCTTAACAGGGTTTTTGTTGGGATGTCTCTCGTCGGGTACAAGTTATATTTTGTGCCAGACATTTGGAGATAAGGGGATTAAACATGAATTTATGGACTCAAAAGTGGATGCTCCAACCAGTAAGACGTTGCTGCAAGGGTAACTGACTCGGACGGGTAATGCCCGTTGTGAATGGAGATATAGATGTCACATTATTTATTAACAGAATACTTTGAACTATGCCCAAACGGGCTGTGTGAGGATCTTTTGACCGAAGCAGAAAAGCAGATGGTCAAAGAGGGTTCCATGTTCTTGACTGGTGTTATGCAGAGAGCAGAAGCTAAGAATGGAAATGGTCGCCGTTATCCTCGCGAAGTTTTGCAAAGAGAAATAGAAAACTATAAGAAGCTCGTGAGAGATCGCAGAGCGGTTGGCGAACTAGACCATCCAGACTCTGATGTTGTGAATTTGAAGAATGCTTCCCACATTGTCTCAGACATTTGGTGGGACGGCGATGATGTTAAAGGTAAGGTTCAAATCCTTACCACACCATCGGGAGAGATTCTTCGCTCACTCGTCGAGA